GCTTGCCATAATTTACCCCAAATAGCTTCCATCGTCGTGTATCTCTACCCGGCACTCGTGACACATTTTCAGATCATTAGATGGGAACGATACCCAAACTAGATGCTCGCACTCGGTGTGCAGCGCCCCTCTCTTATGCCTGTCAACTAATAGTGCCGCCTGCTTTTCGGTACGTGGTACCGCATTCTTATATGCCATGGTTAACGTGGTATCCGCCGACCCTACGAGCCTCTCGCAACACTGGTAGTGCTTCCTCGACAGTATCAAAGCATCCAAAATGACGCTTCTTGCCATCAATTACAAACCTTACCGCCCATCTACCGCTCTTGTGGTCCCGCACTACACCACTAACGCCAGACGTGCTGTTGGAGTTTAGCTTACGGTTGTGCGAGTTTTCAGCCCTTGTAACTGGTCGCAAATTAATCCATCGATTGTCATCGGTCTTATGGTTAATGTGGTCCACTTGATCTTCTGGGAATCCACCATTCATATATAGGAACGCAAGCCTGTGCGCATAGTAATTAATCCTGTCGATCTTTATTACGAGATAGCCCATTGCCTGTGGGCTGCCAGATATGTCGCCAGCTTTTGCACGGCCCCTTGACTTCAGCCTACAAAAAAGCCCTGTAACCGGGTCATACTGAAAAAGTTCCTTAAGTCGATCTTGCGTCAGCTCCATTAGCCCCACCCCCCATTAGTCTCTTGTTATGAATCAAGCTTTCCATCCCACTCATCATTCCAGCCAAAATCTTGGTCCTGCTCTATAAACTCAATATCTGCACCGACCAAGTCGCACAGCTTCTGGATGACCGTCCATAACCTCTCGTCATCAGCCGCTTGAAAGTCAGCCTTGAGCATTAACACGGACTGCAGCAAAAACGCTACCTCTTCTTCTGTAAAGTCAGCCTGCCTAACATCCTTCATTAGATATCTTCCCCATATCTGCTTCCTTAACAAAAACCCCGTCAACCATCAAGCCTTTACGGTCCTTGATGTCACTGTAGGCCACCTGCAGGCAATGCTCCAATGACAAGCCATTCCTAGTTGCGATGTTAATTAGGACCACCATGATATCGCCGATGTCGTCTGCAATGTCAGAATTGTTACCCTTGCAGATGTTATCTGACAGCTCCCCGCACTCCTGTATTAACTTGAGAAACTGGTCCTTATCTGTTGAGCCGTCAATCAGGTTGCGGTCATAATGCCACGATTTAATGTCACTCACTAAGCCCTGCATTATTCCAAACCTTCCAAAATCTTTTCTAGGTAATGCATAGCCTTCTGCAGGTCTTCACGCCTGTCATCCTTGCTCCTTAACAAATACTTCAATACATTCCCCTCGTAAAAGCCCAGACCGTACTCATCAACAATATCCCACGGCTGAATGCTGTGCTTTTTGTAGTGACTGCCACCAACCTGCCTGTCCGATAAGTTCTTGTGCGGAGCGTTTAGCTTTTCCAAAAGAGCCTTCCTTGCCTGCTCCTCTTCATCCAAGTCAGTTCCATAGTGCTCACCGGTGTTACCATTTAAGCCAATGTTGTTCATTCGCTCGTCAGTGTTTGGCCATTTATTTTCTATCATATGTCTCCCCATATATCTGATAATATTTCTTCAGCCGTGGTCACCATTTTATAATGACCCGTCCATTCTTCTGCCAAAACCTTCTGGCCAGCTTTGACCTTGCTACAAAGCAACTCACCAGTGCGCTTGCTTATTGCGTTCGGGTTTTTAACCTCATACCAGTAATTCTTACCTTTATGGCCCACCAGTATATCGTCCACGCCCAGAACCACCATAATTCCGGGATATGACCGCAATTCTTCCACGATAGCTTTTTGGTTGTCATCCACCCTAGCCGCTCTTCGATTTACCTTGCCCATTTTCGCCTCCATAAAGCATTGTTGATATGCAGCCTGACCATCGACTGAAGGTGCGGCTCTACAGTGTTAAGCATGTTATCCATCCACTTATCACGTGGCAATGCCATAATTCTAGCCGCTGATATTCTTGGAGATTCCATTATAGCTGGGCTATACGGCGCTGTATATCTTCATCCGAAAACCCCTGAGCATGCAGCCTTGCAGCGTGCAGCAGTTTTGGGTTATAGCCAAATATCTGCTCGACCTCGTCGGTAATTTTTTGCAACTCTTCAGGTAGCTTTTCACCGTCCGGCCTTATGCGTGCTGACTTAGTAACCGGCGTTAGTGCTCGGTCCAGCTTCCAGCCATTCCTGAGACGCTGCATGAACTCCGACCTTAACGGTGGGTTATCAACCGTCTCAAGCCATTGCCTAGCTGTCATACTTCTGCCCTCAAACTCTATAAGCTTTTCTGGCCTAGCCTGCGCACCCGGTTTGAATGAGGCACCAGCTCGTATCATTGAGTTTACAGTTGAGCGGCTCTTGCCAGTTAGTTCCATTAAGTCAGCCATCGTGTGGCTGCCGATATCAGTCTTATAATGTTTCACGCTAATCTCTCTAATGTTTCGGCTAATAAATGCAGTTCGCTGCCGTATATGTTAGTGAACTGCTCCTTGCTATTGTGGATACTAAAGTCACCCTGATGATGCTCACGACATAGAGGGACCACCAGAAAGTCACTTTTGATTCGCTCGGTGCGAATATGATGCACGTTAGCTGGGCTGCCACAAACCAAACACCCTAGCTCTGCCACCCTGCCCATGTGTCGCTTACCTGCTGCGTTACTCATACTGTCTCCCTACTGAGGGTAGCTGCACACCCATGCTGCCAGCAATGACATACACTTGCTGTATTAGCGCCGAGTATTCATCACGCTTGAGCTTTTCTGTTGACTGGTAAACCAAGTGACCCATCACTTCCTTTGAGCCATACACCTCTGCGACAATTGCTTGCTTGGTTTCATTTTCAGTGTAACCCAGCTCATCTCCTAAAAATCGGCACAACATGTGAAATGCAGAACGCTGCTCCATAGTCTTGCACTCTTTGTATTCGGATATTGTCACCTTTTTAGGTTTACTCAGATCAAGACCTTTGAGCTCATTGTAAATGCCTCGCTTGACGCCATCTAGGTTTGGGCCGCTGCGCAAGATAAATGTTTTCATAATTCTCCCCGTAAACGCATTTGCTGCTTAATTCTGCTGCACTTAGCACTTGGTTTGCCTTTGTGGTTTTTGTTGCAAGCCGGGCAAATGCTGCGCTCCACTATCCCAGCGCTCTCGCTTTCACTGCGCGGTCCAGACCACTTTCCAGTGTTGGTCCTGTTTCCCATATTGTTGCTCATTGTTCCCCCAATCAAACAGAATAAAGCGCTTAAAAAAAATGGCCCCGAAGGGCCGTGAAAGTCAATAAGTGTAAAAGTTCCCGCAGATACCAAGATAGCCGCCAGCGCTGTCTCGTCTTGAAAGAAGCTCACTCATATCGATGCATGCTGTCCACTTCTCAATAGATGGGATGTATATGACAAGATAATTGGCAGGCTGTGTATTTTGCTGGCCGTATGGCGCGAAATGTTTAGCTGCTTTTTGTGCGACCTTTAAACCAGCTTTATCGGCTGATGACTCTGTCGCATAAAGCTTGCAAGGTGACTTGGTTTCAGTAAGCCTTTTATTGATTCGGTTTAGCAATTTTGTTGTTACATTCATTTTGGTTCTCTCCGTTGACGGGGTTGGTTGCCCCCGAAGGGGCAGTTAGGTTAGATTGACTGGATGCGTGGACGACCTAAGTCTTCGTAAATGCTATCAGTCCAGTCCTTGCCAAGATCACTTGTTGACATCACGTATGGGCAGTTTGTATGTTCTTCACCCTCAGAGATTGCCTTTGTCACCCTAAATTGAATTACGCCATTATCAATACTAGTGATAATGCCCTCGATGTAGCAGTCGTCGCGTGAGACGAAATCGTAAGAGCGAATTTTTTCTCCGATTTGAAAAGTAGTCATGCTGTTTTCTCCGTTGATTTATTTAAGTTATGTGTAAATTATAAAGCAACGATTTACACCTGTCAACATTTTGTTTGTTTATTTTAACTATTTTTTTGTGCGGTGTAATGTCAACACTTTATTTAAGATACCTTAATTAGTTAAAATCCTTTACTGCCCATACTTTAACCTTGTGACTTTTATCCGCTTCTCTTGCGATGAAGTCGTTTTTATCTACTACAAACCACTTGCCTTTTATTTTTGCAGACTCAAAATAATATAGGCTCTCTCTGGCAACGTTCTCTGCTGTTGCACATTCCAAGCATAGGGTGTTCATGATATACCTTTGGTCTGATTTACTAGTTGTCATTTTCGTTTCCTTTTTGGTTTAGCAAACCTTGCAGTTCTTTAATAATTAATTCGCACTGCTTGATTGACTTCTCGTCAGGGTCGCCGCCAAAGGCAGTTGAGTAATACTCAATACTTTGGTAATAAAAATCTATATCGTTTTGAAGTGCTATTTCTCTATTGTTAATCATTTTATTTATCCCCTGTCACGTTCATACAAAACAACAGTTGTGTCCCGGTCTTTGTACGACTTCATGCACTTAACGAACTGGTCAAGGTTTTCAAAGTCCTTCATGTCGTAGCTATCATACCAAGCCCGCATACGTTCACTGAAGTCAAAGTATGATGTTATCGTATAGTGCCCTTCACCGTCACTGTAGAAGTCTAGATCTAACCAGCCGCGTTTATATTTAACTCTCAAAACAATCCTGTCTTCAAGGTTCATTTCATTCTCCGTTGATTTATTTAATTTATGAATATATTATAAAGCAACGGTTTACATATGTCAAATTTATTTTTGGTTGGCTCTGGCCCATTTAATGTTTAGATGCTTAATGTAACCTAACACCTCTGGTGATGGAGTCACAGCAGGGATGCCAGCTTTCTTGGCGGGGAAGTGTCCAAACTTCTTTTTAAACGTGTGTGCTGCCCAGCCGTCATTCATGCCTTTCTTGCGACAGTATCCAAGCAGCTCTCCCAGCCATCTTTCTTTCTCAGCTGGTGGCACTTTTTTTAGCTTGGCAAGCTTGACATCAACGGTTTCAACGTTTGGCATTTTTGCTGGCTTATGGCCGCACTTTGGACAGATGAAGTGGACCGATATGTGATGGCATGATTCGCAAGCTGTCGGCAATGGTTCATCCTTCTCTTTCTTCTCCCGCTCTTTCTGTTCCTTGTTTTCCACGTCGCCATTGCACAGGTATTCTGGCAGCGGGTCGGTTGGGAAGCCAAGTCGAGAGATGTTGTTGCCATGGTCCAGTATTAAAGCT